CTCCCGTTCTGACTTAGCTTGGGCAGGAGCGGCCTCGGTTTCCTGTACCGCTTCTTGAGGCTGCTCTTGGGCAGTCTCTGGCGGTGTCGTTACCTCTGCGGCTTCTGCAATGCCTTGTTCAGTATTCTCCGTAGTCATTAGTGCCTCCATTTGGGCCAAGGGTCATAACTGCCCTAGCCAATTGTGTTTCTCGCGTGATCATAAAATTAGTAATCATATTTGTCAAGAACTAAGCCGCTCTCATGAGCGTCCTTTGTATCTCTCTTCTGGCCTTAGCCCGGCTTTGGTCGAACACCCTTTGAATAGCATATTGCTTTGACGTGATTCCACGACGAGTGATAGCGTCCGACTTACCCCTGTAGGAAACTGACCTAAATAATTTAGGAAGCCTTTCCATAATATACTGCCTAGTAAGCTCCTCATATGCCTTCCTCTGGTCATCTGTTAAGGGGGTGTTGTTTATAGAACTACCAACACGGTTGATAAACATACCTTGTCTTTGTAACTCCTCATCTATATTGGCATCACCTGTCAAATATTGATTCGGCATATTGTACACCGACATTCCAAACACGGCAGGGACAGCAAACTTTGTCGCAGCGCCTAATCCTTCAGAATTACCAATTTCCATTAAGTCCTGTGCTACCATTGGTGTAATCGAATTCCAAAATACTTCCCACTTTGAAACGTCGCCCCCAAAGCCCTTACCTGTCATTAGTTGCTGAATGGCCGTAAGAGAAGGGTGCTGTTTAGATGTAATGAAAAGCCCAAGGCGACTTGCCAAAGCCTCTTTTTTTACTCTTCCGCGAATGTCTTTGCTTTCACCAAGAAACATCAACATAGCCGCACGAACAGGTTGCTGTAACCCTGCCCAAGGATCAATCCGTGTGTCGCCAATGCGTATCTTGCCCCAGTCTGATGAACGAACATCAGTCTCCACCTTCCAGACCCCAGACGCATGACCCATATACAACATGCCTATAACACTTGTGGCATACGTCATTATGTCCCTTGCAACCATTCGGCTTAACTGAGCCTCTGCTGTAAGGCGACCAGTTGCATCACGTCTACGCCATGTGTTGGCGCGTGCAACTTCTCGAATCAACTTCATTGGGGCCTGTATCCTAGAGAGCATAAACCTAGGAGAGAAGAACATACCGTTTAGCACCGCTTGCCACCTTTCGGCTACATCTCCTGTACCGGGCAACCTAGCACGCCCACTAAGCAGGTTAATATTGTTCGCTAACTCCTGTAACTGCTCATCAGCAGCGCTATCACCAAGTGCGTTGTAGTGCTTCTTGAATGTATCAAAACGCAGCTTATTAAGAAATGCGCCATATGCCCTGTTTGATCTTTTCACTACATGACCAAAAAACGGTATACGCTCAGCATACTCAGCACCCATAAAGGCTTCTTCTGTCCCGGAACGTCCCCGCGACACACTTGGAATAGTGAGGTCTAATCCTGCACGCTGTGAAGCCTCAAACAAAGGATCAGCGCGCATACCCTTATAAAGCTCGTCAACGTACCATTCGTTTCTGAGAGCAGACTCAATCATTGGCTTCCATGCATCCTTCCACACTCCCCCTTCGCCCATTAGCAGCGCTCCCTGTCTCAATGGAGCAGACAAGTCAGCAGTCGCCATCAATGCACGAGGCACGTTCCATAACGTCAGAAGCTTGTCCGATATCGACCTAGGAGTTAAACCAACTAGTGCCTTTGCAAACTCAGAACCAAAGACTTCTTCAAGATATTCCATGCCCTTACGCGTAGGTAACTTTCCGTTCAGCATTAGGTCAGTAAAAATCTGATCGGCTGACATCCAGTCATAGAACCTGCCTTTACTGTGATAATAATCTTGTATGGATCGTGTTAAAGTTTCTATCTCATCTACAGAAAATTTAAGATCAGCAATATCTATGTCTGGAACAGGAAGGTCGCCTGCGGCTGCTGCCTTGGCCCCAATGCGCCCTTCAGCACCCTCTCTGCCAAGTGAACCAAGTCCTGCGGCTGCCCGTTTTTTGCGCTCAGCCGTTCTTGCTTTCGTAGCCTTGGCACGTATTTTAGGGCCTAATAGCTTTGCAGAATGTAAACCACGAATTAATTTGTTTATTAAGCGTTTAAGTTCCGCTGCGGTAGCAACCTTAGTTTGTTGCTTCGCATTACGTATAACCTCATCACCACCATCTCCCATGCCTCCCACTTCAGGAGCATCGGGGGGTTTTGGTGGAGTCCCATCACCAGCGCTGCCGCCCATAGGCTGGTCATCTATGTTGAAACGTGCATCAATTGGATCAGTTGTTTTACCCGTAGCCCTAGCTCCGGGCCCAGCTCCCGATGCACTACTATTAAACTGAGTCTCGTCATAGTTAGCACCTTTGCGCCTCTGCCTGTTCTCCTCTTTCTCTAGCAGCCCCTTTCGTATAGGGTTTGCAGTCTTCTTCTTTTCCGTTATCTCCTTGGACGTAAGCTCTCTTAATGGCTTCGTCTCCCCTAACAATACCGTATCAGGAGTAATGGCGTTCGTATCCTCCACAACGTCTTCTACCTGATCTATCATATTATCTAACTTCGCTGCGTCATATTCAGCGAAGTTGCCATTTTCTAATTCAACAACCACCTTGTCTTTAGACGGAATACTCTTCACCCTGATGTTTTGAGTTGTACCATTTGGTAACTTCAGTCTGAAAACATCACCTTCTCTAAATACACGAATCGCAGTCGCCGCCGCTGTCGCTACGGGTGGGGGAGTAATGTCTGCTGTGGACGGTACTTTACCAGATGCTACTGCTTTACGGGCAGCCCTTATTTCAATCGGATTATACGGCCCCAATGGCCCTGCGTTATTATATAGCTGTTCTGCTTCTCTTGAGGTCATTCGTATAATATCTTTGGGTGCCGCATCTGCATAAAATTTTGCTTTGGGAACAACATCTATCATGGGGTTTGAGGAATCATATACAAAGTCACCCACCTCTACCCATGCGTGAATCCCTTTTATGGGCTTCCCCGTACGCTTATTAACGCCCATGTTTACCATACCTTGAACAAACTCAGCACCTAGGTGTTCGTTTAACCTCGCACCTATATGGGCACACTCAAAACAGGCCCCCTTATCCCCTGCTGCCTTTGCTGCTATTTGCTCCTTAATTTTCTCAGGCCCGCCTGCATAGGTGCGCTCAGGAACCCCTCTAAATCCCATCTGGTAGAGTTGCACAACATCCTCTCTGGCAAGTTCTCCCGCGACCCTAGCGCCCGCTGCTGCTTCTGGTGCGGGCGTAGGTTTCTGCGCCTTCATCTGATCTATTAGATCGTTTTTGGTATATGCACGTAAGGCATCAGGGTCGAAAGCACCTCTCCCTGTCTTGCCCTTATTCAAAACGTCAATCCTCATCCACGCATCTGCGTCGGTGTATTCAAACCATTCCTTTCCTATTCCGGGGCCACCATCTACCCAGCTTATCAATCTATCCTCACCGTTTATGACCACTTTGTGGATGGGGGCGTTAGTAAGATCAGCCTCCCCAGAGAGTTGTTTTGGATAATAATACTTACCCTCCTTGACAAGCCCTAGGGCCTTAGCCTTTTGTGCAGCAGTCCCAGCAGGAATTCCTCCCGGTGGCACTATGTATGCGGGCTTCACTATTCCCATTGTTCCCCGTTCCAACATCTCCATTGCAGGATCACGGAAGGCACGACCCACTCGGCCTGCTCCTCGTGCAATTTGCCCACCAAAGCCTATGCCGGGAAGTAGGTTCAGTGGGTCACCCAGAAGCTCTGCCGCCCCCTTGAGTCCAAATTGGAACTCATCAAGGCGCTTACCAAACGGCAAGGGTATTCCTTCACCCGGTAAATCAAATTTTACGGAAGGAGTATCAGTGATTCCTTCCTCCCAACCAGTACCAAGTGCCTCGCCAACTCCTTGCCCTTGCTCACGGGCTTCGGTATATGTTTCTCTAATGCTTGGAGAAAACGCAAAGCCCAATGCTCCCATTGTAGGATCAGCCACGCTACGCTCATACCACTCGGCAGCCCGGCCTATTGCGGGCAAAACCCCACTAAAGAACCCACCGTCCTGTTGTTCTTGTTCCTTTTGTTGCTGTCGCTTAGCCTCTTCTCGGCGTAAGCGAGCCATGCCCGGAGTTTCATATGGAACTAAATTGTTCGTCATCCGTACATCCTCGCTCCTTTACCGCCACTTTTGAAGCGTTTTTGTGCCTCTGCCGCTGCTTCTGTTTGAGCTTGGTCAAACTGTGCTGCTAACGCTAGGGCCTTTTTGCGCATAAGCGGGCCAGCGCCAAATATCCCGGTACTTATCAATTCATTAAGCCGACCTTGAGTGCCACCCACCTTTGTCATTTCGCCAGTTTTCCTGTCGTACTGATAGTCATAAGGTTTCCACATTGACCCCTGAAACATCTGCCCGCCTCCCTCGATAGTAGGCCCCATAGGAATATACCCCGGAGCATCCCGCTCAAACTTGTCCTTAGTAACAGCAGGCCGTCTTGTATGCATTGGAACCGTCTCTCCCCCTCCAAAGTCTTCATATGGGTCATATCCCGGCCCTCGCATAGATTCAAATTGATGCCTTGAACGATCCTGTCCAAGTAATAAATCCTCGACTGGTGACGATGAAGGCTTTTGGTTTATCCCCCAACTACCCTCTTTGTTTTTTCTACGCCTATAGTAATCCGACGAAAAAATATCTGTACCATAGTCCTCGTATGGATTAAGTTGCTTCTGCACAATCTCTCCAGCGTGCAAACCATATGGCCCAGACTGACCCACATAGTTCGTACCCTGCTGTAAAGATTTAATGGGTTTTTGTTTGGTTTTCTCAGGGGTGGGAATAACCTGATCCCCCTCATCTAACAAATATGTATCTGTAGTTGGAACATATTCAACTCGGCCTGAATAACTAGGAACGGCTTCTCCATAAGCCTCTATCCCGCCAGTGCTTTCGATGAAGGCTCGTTCCTCTGGCGTAGTACGAAAACGGCTCATACCAATCTTTCCTGTTTTGCCTGTATGCTTCATTAAAGCGCCCGCCCTGCCCAATATCTCTGCTCGTCGCGCAGCTTCCAGTGCTAATTCGTAACCAGCACTCCCCCCAAATTCTTCCTCTAAGATGGGGCCACGAGTTTGTCTAGGAATGGGAAAAACCCCCTTGTGCGCAACTGGATCACCTCCCCAACTTGGCGTAATGGTTCTGTATTGCTCCGATGTGTCAGGAGTCCATGATTGCCCTAGTCGCTCAGCTTCCGCCAACGCTATACGATTCTCTAGCAGCTTGGCTATTTCCTCCCGTGATAGCCCGCTATCAGCTATAGCCTTCATTCTTTCCAGTGGCGTATCACCCATGCCAGAGGAGCCAAGACTGGAGATTGGAAGCAGGCCCCGGTCTACTCCCTCGCCCTCGTCAGCACGGTCTAATAGCATACCTGCGGTAGCTGATTTGGTGTCACCTGTTGTCGCTCTCGGATACTTCCTCCACTCCGGGAATGTTTTGTCCATCCACGCTTGTACCACATCGGGAATTTGATCTGGGTCGAACGGTGTGGCGTATTCAGGCTTCAGTACTCCGTTCTCGGTCATACCAGCAGCTTCTAATTGAGATGGTAGCAAAGTAAATGGATCAGCCTGTCGCATTTCCTCAAGGGTCATACCTGCTGTTTTTTCCAGCATCTCGTTACGTGTTCTTTCTTGGTCAGCAATAGTGCGGCGCTGCCCTACATCTTCGGAGACTGGCTCTCTGTCGCCAAGCATGGCATCCATCCATGCTCTGTACTCTTCTGGAGTTCGGGCAAGACTCGCAGCACGCTGTGACATTTCTTCTTCTGTCATACGCTCTTCTGTGAACTCGCGCATCATATTATTAAAGGCAAGAGCCTCATCCATTTTCCCCTCAGTAATGAGCTTCATGGTGTACTGTTCGCTAGTCGGGGTATATGCGTACGGGGCTGGGGAGGTTGGTTCGGTCATCCGTTCTCTACGAGTCCAATTCTGTACTAAGTCATCAAAGTTATCGATGGCATCTAAATCGTTCCACTTACTCGTAGCGGTGTATAAATACTGATTCAACGCTACTGCTCCGGGCATATCAGACTCTTGGAGAGGGAAAGCCCCTGATGACTCCATAATCATTGCCCCTACATCGTCGTCATAAAACACATCACCTATGCGAGCAACGGTGTTACCATCTATCGCTGCCTGTATATCCACCAGAGAGTTACTTTCTAATACCACTGTCTGGCCTTGACTAAGCCTATAGGGAGGGCCGTCTGCCGACTTGTTAATAATCATTCCCTTTTTTTGTGCGTTATCCTGAACGGTAGCAAAATCTACAACCTCAACTGAATCTGGATCAACTACTGCCATTCTGAACACCTCCGTACTTCTTCAGGAACTCCTGAACCCCCAGTTTTTGCAACTGACCTTCCCGAAACGTAGCGTCTCGTGCCACAGCGGAGCGCCAGTCTTTTGTGTTTCCTTTCTTAAAGCGAAACTCTACTGGTGTAGCTTTCATAGCTTTTTTCTTTGCCTTGAATATTTCGCCTCCCACTTTCGTGGAAACATCAAACAACATATTTCCTGTCTCTGCCATCTTTATCCTCCAAATGCAGTGTTAGGCATAGGTGGTGTTGGGTTTGGCCCTCGCTGTCTTACGATTGCATCGGGTCGATCAACGAAAGGTTGCCCCGGCGCTCCAGACGGACTCAGTTCTTGCCCCGCTCCGTTGGCTTGAGGTTCTCCCATTCCCATCATGCGGTCAAGGTTAGCCCTGTCCAGCATACTCTGCCTCTGGTCAGCCATTTCATTAAACCCTTCTTCTCTCAGTGCGTTAATTACGCCCTGCTCAATAACAGACGGGTCTTTATAAATCATGTCTCTTAAAACGCCCTTACGAATGGTAGTTGGGTCTTCGTATCTGCGTATCTTGTAATACGTTTCGGTATCAATCAGCCCTCGCTCAAGCTCGCTCATCGCCATTTGGGCTTCCTGCTGTGCGACAACTGCGTCTATCTGCTCAAACTTCGCTTCTACATAGAAGTTTTCTTCCATATCCCTGACACTCAACGTACTATCACCAACCCCTATGGACTGGTAATCATCGCCGTACTCTTTATTCAGCCTATAAATCAGCTTCAGTATGTTAGACCCTGCTATAGAATACAGGTGTTCCATCTCCATGATAGCTGCACGGAAGGTTCTGTTACTGTTTTCTGACAGTATGATCATACCAGTAGCGGTATCTATCTCAGGAACCCCATGTCCTGCAACCATTCTGGAGTAAGTTGTTCTTTCAATGGTATTAGCAAGTTCAGCCTTATGCTGGAATGACTGACCGGGTAGTTGTGGTACTTTCTCTATCCACCAGTCTGATTCTTCTCCCTGAAGTATCTGTCCAGTGAGTTGTTCGGCTCCCTCTCCAGTGTCATGTCTATACCCAAGTCGGGCATATGCGGCTCTCATTAGCAGTTGATGGTGTCCAACAGCAGCCTGATTGTGCATTGTGAGGGTTGGTAATGCACGATACATGATTCCCTGCCTGATCCACCACTTAACATTGAACTCTTCGCCTGCGGGAGTGATAGCCGAACCACCAAATGAGTGTGCAAATGGCTGAATTCCCCATCCATTAGGCTCAACATAGATCATTCCGCCGTCTTTTAGTCGCATTGCGTGCCATCTGGCAGTCCACCACTCTTCGATTTCTATATCATCATAGGGGTCATAGTCTCTCATATCGAAAGTGATAGCTGATCCAGACCTTGAACTACCATAAGCCTTGTTTCTGGACTTAGTCTGGTTCAATTTTGTCTCGCTATGTGCGTGTAAGTCGTATGCTTTCATGGTTCTGCGCCATATAGCTACAGGTGGAGTCTTCTCAGTAGGAGCCATAAGCACTTCACCGGGTGCAGGAACGACTAATCGTATAGGATTCCACGTATTTCGGCGTGACATGTACTCCCATTCACGCCATTCGTAGTCTTCCTTGTTTTCACCACGCTTCTTCTCTGGTTTGTGCAGGGATTCGTGGTCTAAAAGTACACCTAACTGTGTGTAATTGTGTAAAACTATCTGTTTCCCGTTCTCTTTAGTAGCGAAGTTGGGTGCAGCGGCAAACGCATCCTGAAAAACAGCCCGTAAACCCTTCTCAAGTCGGTTCGCTCGGTCATCAGACTCCTGTGTTGAGCGTACTGGCGGCCTTACAAACCGTGGTTCAAAGGCTAAATGGGCATCAACGGCGTTATCAACGAGTGAAACCTCAAGTCCAGAGTGGTAATTTGGCCTGTTCCTAGGCACATCTGGGTTTCTTCTGTAGTAATCATCCCATATATCAGCAGTTTGTGTGTAATGGGAAGAGAGAGTCTTCATATCTTCCAGCGCTTCGCGCCAGACATCATCCATATAAGCTGAGTAATCCCTGAAGCAATCTTCATCAGGTTTCTGTCGCGGGTCTATAGGCATTGCACCCCCTAATTAAAACGCGGTTGGAACCGAAGTCCGTGTTCCGCGCAATCTTCTTGAGCCGAAATTAGCAAACTTACGCATTTGCCAAGCCACGGCATACGCCATAACTCTATCATCATATCCACCTTTCGACGCTTGGGGCCTGCCTGATTCATTACGAATGAAGGAAAGCATTTCGGTAATGCCTTCTCTGCATCGTAGCACAATCAATCTGCTACGTATAGCATCTGCAAATTCTGCTAACATTACAGGGCGAGTCCGACCATCCGTCTGCCAGCCGGGAACCTGTTCATTCCCTGATGCGCGGTCATGATAATAAAGCCTTCCCCTGCAAGAGCAATCACTCAGCAGGTCAACCACCTTATCAACAACCACAACTGCATCACCGTCTCGTTCCTGTCCTTCACCTGCTCTTTCGAGTCCGAGATAAGCATGGTTGTACATCTCGTGTAAATCCATAACCTCACGTGCCATTTCATCAGGATGTAATCTACCATGTAATTCTGCCATCTGTACACCAGTCTGGTAATCAATTACAGTCGCAACATTATAACTTCCCGTTCTACCCC